TGTAAATTCTGTAACTGGTACTAAAGTATATGATCAACAGTGTGGTAATATAATTTATGAACATGGAATGGCTATTTTATCACCATTAAGTTCATCAGAAGCAATTCAAGGCACATATCAATATAATACTGCAAAATTAGGAGCTGATGTTTTAACAGGTCAAAATGGATTTACGAGTGTAGGAGTTAATCAATTAGATTATCTTACTGTTGGGTGGTCTTCATCAGTTACCTTATATGAACATCAATATAAATGTACTGTAAGAGAAAATGAATTTGGTTATTCATTAAACCCATCATTATTATCAGGTAGCCAAGTAAATGCTCCTTTAGGAACTAATAATGTTTATAAAGACTTTGCAACAGGATCATATTTTAGTCCTTATATAACAACAGTAGGGTTATATGATAATGAACAAAATTTATTAGCTATTGGAAAACTATCAGTTCCAACTAAAGTACCAATGAATTCTGACTTAGAGATTCAAGTAGCATTTGACTCAATTTAACCTTATTAATAACTTTAAATGACAAATATGCCAACAACCGCTACCTGGATATACCAGGGAAGGGTTATAACATCAATAAAAGATATGCCTAAAGGAACTTATGGATTTATATATGAAGTTAAACATAAACCTACAGATACAAGATATATAGGTAAAAAGGTTTTATATTTTGAGAGAAATAAAAAATTAGGTAAAAAGGCTTTACAAGCTTTAAAAGAAGAAAGATCTAAACAAGGTCTTAAAGGACGCACCCCTTTAAAGCAAAAAACTATAACAGAATCAGATTGGAAAGATTATTTTGGATCTCAAAAAGAAATAGTCGCATTATCACAGCAGGATAATGCAGGTGAAAATTGGGAAAAACGTATATTAGAATTTGTTCCTTCTAAAAAACTATTAACATACTATGAAACTAAACATTTATTTAAAAATGAAGTATTAGAAAATAAACATAGTGCTCATATTAATGATAATATATTAGGTAAATTTTTTTCACGTGACTTTGGAGATATAAAGTAATATTCGTATATTTCCTACATGATAAATGAACTACTAGTAAATTTAGTAAGTAAAGTATTAGGTAGTGGAAAAATGACTGCTCGAGGTAATAGAGCTTTTAATTGTCCTTTATGTAACCATTCTAAACCAAAATTAGAAATTAATTTTACTGATAATAAAAAAGGACACCACCCTTGGCATTGTTGGGTTTGTAATGAAAAAGGAAAATATTTAAATACTTTATTTAAAAAAGTAAAGGCACTACCAGAACATTTCTCTGAGTTAAAATCATTAGTAAAAACAGGTTATCAAGTTAAAGATGTCGAAATAATTAAATATGATTTAAAATTACCAAAAGAATTTATTCCTATAATAAATAACAATAAAAATATAATAGGAAAACAAGCATGGGTTTATTTAAAAAATAGAGGTATAACTATTGAGGATATTGAAAAATATAATATAGGGTATTGTGAGTATGGTAGATATGCTAAAATGATAATTATACCATCTTATGATAAAAATGGTCAACTAAATTATTATACTGGTAGATCATTTGAAAAAGACCCATATACTAAATATAAAAACCCAGAAGCATCAAGAAATATAATACCAAATGAACATTTAATTAACTGGTCTTTACCTTTAGTTATATGTGAGGGTATGTTTGATGCTATAGCTATAAAACGTAATGCTATACCTTTATTGGGTAAAAATATACAATCTGAATTAATGAAAAAAATAGTAACATCTACTATTGAAAAAATATATATAGCATTAGATACAGATGCTATGAAACAAACAATTAAATTTGCAGAAGAATTTATGAATGAAGGAAAAGAAGTTTATTTAATTGATCTTAAGGGGAAAGACCCCAGTGAAATAGGATTTAGTCATTTTACTAATTTGATTCAAAATACTTTTCCTTTAACTTCTTACCAATTAATGGAAAGAAAATTACAATTAATATGAAAAAAAATATAAAAAAATCTTACAATAGAATTTTAGAAATAAGTGAAGATTCTAAACAAATAACTTTGCCTGATGCTAGATATTATAGAAGAAATGGTAAATACTATCCATCTATAACTTATGTTTTAAGTTGTTATCCAAAAGGTAAACATTTTCAAGATTGGTTAAAAAAAGTAGGTTTTAGTGCTGATTGGATTGTTAAAAAAGCAGCAGAAGAAGGTACTCAAGTACATGAAATGATTGAAGATTATCTTAATGGTAAAGAATTAAATTTTTTAAATGATGGAATACCTATGTGTAATCCCGATGTTTGGCAAATGTTTTTAAAATTTGTTGATTTTTGGGAAAAGTATAATCCAACATTAGTTGAAGCAGAAGTACATTTATTTTCAGATAAAATAAAAGTAGCAGGTACTTGTGATTTAGTATGTGAAATTGAAATTGATGGTAAAACTGAAATGTGGATTATAGATTTTAAAACCTCAAATAATCTACAAATAACTTATGATTTACAAGGGGCTATCTACGCTCAATGTTATGAAGAATGTTATGGTAAAAATGTAGATAGAGTAGGAGTATTATGGTTAAAATCAAAATCTAGGGGAGAAGATAAAACAGGTAAAAAAATAAAAGGTAAAGGATGGGAAATGCATGAATCAAAAAGAACACAAGAAGAAAATTTAGATATTTTTAATACCGTTAAAAAATTATTTGATTTAGAATTTCCTAAACACTCTCCTACATTTACAGAATTTAAAACTACAGCTAAGAGAAATTTATAATATTTATAATAAAAATAAATGATAAGCTTAGTTCAAATTTTAAAAGAATCAATTGGAATGCCCAAAGCAATTATATTAGCAGGTGCACCTGGAGCAGGTAAAGGATATATATTAAAAGGTTTAGACTTAGGTGGTTTAAAAGTATTAAATATAGATAATACATTTATTAATAAACTTAAACAAGCTAATGTTACTTTAGATCTTAAAAATGCAACACCTGAAGAAAGAAGTAAGCAAGCTAAAGCAATGGCTCAAGCTAATAAAGAATTTAAGGGTGAAATACAAGATACTATTGAAGGTAAAGAATCATTTATATTAGATGGTACAGCGGCTTCATTTAATAATACTGTTAAACTAAAAAATGAATTAAAAGAAGCAGGATATGATGTGTTTATGCTTTATGTTTATACTGATTTACAACGTTCATTAAGTCAGAATCAAGATAGATATACAAAATCAGGGGGTAAAGATAGAAGTCTAGCACCTGCTATTGTAATGCGTACTTGGAAAAGTGTAACAGATAATCTACCTAAATATGCTAATTTATTCGGTAATAATTTTGTTGCTGTAGCTAATACATTAGATAATAGAATGCAAGATATAGATAAAATTATAGATAAATATCTTAAACCATTTTCTCCTAAAAATACTAAACCAAAAACACCTGCTCAACAAAAACAATCTGATGAAAGAAAAGCTAAAGATAAAGAAGAAATTCAAGCTATGTTAGATGATGATTTTATATATGATGTAATTGAATATACTATGTCTAAAGAAGAAGCACAAACAAGAATAGAACAATTTTTACGTTCATGAATAAATTAACAAAATCATTATTAGAAGGGTTATTGCCTGAAAATAAAAATAAAATAGTTGCTTTATATGGTGGGGGTTTTAAACCTCCTATAGGAGGACATTTTGAAGTAGTAGATGAAGCTTTAAAACAATATCCTGAAATTGATGAATTAATAATATTAGTAGGTAGTGGTGAAAGGAATGGTATATCTCAAGCAGAAGCTATATTAATTTGGGAAATCTACCAAAATTATTTACCACCAAAAGTTAAAATACAACCTTCAAAAATGCCTATTGGTGATATTTATAGCTTTGCTAAAAATAATCCTCAAGATATTATTTATTGGATAATAGGTAAAAGAGAAGGAGCTGATGATGATGAAAAAGATATAATAGATAGAGCAAAAGCATTAAAGAAAAATCCTGAAAAATATAATAATTTAGATTTAAAGGTTGTTACTACACAAGATGAAGGTATGAGAGGTAGAAATGCTAGAGAAGCAGCTAAAAAGGGAAAATTATATTTTACCCCATTTCTACCAGATATTTTATCAAAAGAAGATAAAAGTATGGTATTTGACATAGTTTCACCTGTATTAAATGAAAATGCTACATATTCTAAAGATATAGATTATAAACAAATGATTCAAGATTTAACGGATTATATGATAGAAAAAGGTAGAAATATAGAACCTTTACCTAAAGTAGAATTTGTAGATGGTGATTCTGAAAATGCAAAAGATTTTTTTGGAAAAACAGCTTATTATGATCCTAATACTCAAACTATAGTTTTGTATACAGAAGGTAGACATCCCAAAGATATAGTTAGATCATTTTCCCATGAAATGGTTCATCATACTCAATTTTTAGAAGATAGATTAGGTGATGTTCAAACAACTGATACTACTGAAGATGTTAATTTAGATAAAATTGAACAAGAAGCTAATTTAGTAGGTACAATGACATTTAGAAATTGGACTGATAGTATAAATGAAAAGAAAAATAAAGATCCATTTGGTTTAAATGCTTATGCTCTTGAATTAGCTCGAGGATTAGAGGAAGAATTAAAAGAAGGAGATACTTATGAAAAAATGGCTGCTAAAGGAAAAAAAGCAGGTAGTTTGAAACAAGGTACTGTTAGAAAAAGATTAGGTATTCCTAAAGATAAAAAAATTCCATTATCCCTAATTAATAAAGAAATTGCTCGTTTAAAGAAAATGGATAAAGATCCTGATAAAAAAGGTGCTCAGTTAGGAGATAAAAATCAAAAATATTATAAAGCATTACAATTAGCTAAAACATTAAAAACAACAACTAATGTTAATGAAGGTCCACAATTTGGTGTTTTATACCATTTTACCCAATACTTATTAGACGTTTTAGATGATGATATGTTAAAGGGTCCTATAAGTTTAACTCGTAGTTTAGATTCATACGCCACAGAATGGTTAGGAGATCAACCTTATTTTATTCTTGATAAAGATAAATTACGTACTAAATATAAAATTAGACCATATAAAGATACTTCAGATAATCCCGATTATGAAGAGATAAGTCAATATGATGAAATGGAAGAGGTAATTGATACAAATGTTACAAATTTATCTAAATATATAATTAAAGTAGTATTACCTGAATCAAATGAAGAATATGAAAATGCTTTAAAAGAAAAAGGTATACCTTATGAAATAGGTAAACCATTAAATGAAGCTGATCCTAAAAAAGGAACAGGTAAAAAACCTAAAGGATCAAGTCGTAGATTATACACAGATGAAAATCCAAAGGATACTGTAGGAATAAAATTTTCAACAAGACAAGATGTAGTTGATACTTTAAATAAATCTTCTTTTAAAAATAAATCACACGCTAGACAATCTCAAATTATTAATTTAATACATCAAAGAGTTAGAGCAGCATTAGGTAGAACTAAGGATCCTAAGAAAAAAAAGAAACTTAAATCTGCATTTGATTATATTAAACAACGTAAAGAAGCATCTAAAAGAAAAACTCAACGTTTAAAAAACAAAAAGAAAAATATTAAAGAAAATATAAACAAAGAATACACAATATACTCAGATATGGATGGAGTATTAGTTGATTTTAATAAAAGGTTTAAAAGATTTTCAAATGGAATACCTCCAACGGAATATGAACAAAAGTTTGGTAAAGATAAATTTTGGGAATTAGTTGATGGTACAGGAGTAAGATTTTGGGTAGGAATGGATTGGATGTCTGATGGTAAACAATTATGGGATTATATTAAGTCTTATAATCCAACTTTATTATCATCTCCCTCAAGAGCTGATCATTCGAAAATGGGAAAAAGAATTTGGAGACAAAGAAATTTACCTTCAACTAAACTAATATTAGCTAGAGCTGCTAATAAACAAAACTATGCAGATCCTAATAGTATATTAATTGATGATAGAGAGTCAAATATAGATCAATGGATAAAAGCTGGTGGAATTGGTGTATTACATACTGACACAGCTTCAACAATAAATAAATTAAAAGAATTAGGCTTATGAGTCAAGACAATGTTTTAAGAAAAGAATTTTCAAAAAAGGATGTTCAACGTGCCCGAAATTTAATACAAGGAAAAAGTGGGAACAGAACTACTGAAGGAATAGGTTATACTAAAAAAGATACATTTTATAAAGAAGGTGATATTTGGGAAGAAAATGGTCGAAAATGGACCATTAAAGAAGGTATCAAACAAAATATTACTAAATATGATGAAATAAAAAAATCAATAAAAATTCCTTTATTTTGTCCTAATTGTAAAAAACAAATGAAACATAAATTTGATTCTGGTTACTATAAATTTCATAAAAAATGTTATGATTGTTTTTTAAAATTTGCTACAGATTTAAAAAGAGCAGGAGCTTGGGAAGTGTACGAAAAAAATATACATAATTCAGATTTAGACATTTTTATTAAAGATTTTAAGGACTTTGTTGAAGATCAATTAACTACATCTAATAAATCTTATATAACAGAACAAGGAGATGTTGAAAAATGGGTTGGGGGTTATGATGAAAAAAGAGTTATAAAAGAATTAGAAAAAACTATAAAGTACTTAGAAAACTTAAAAAAATAATTCTCGCATATTTTATATATTTTTTATATATTTATAACAAAAGTAATATATTATTATGGCAAAAGATTTTTCATTAACTAAATATTTTAGAGAGCAATACATTAGAGAATTTAAAAGTAATTCTCAAAAAGAAACTGATGCTATGCGCAGTTCTACTTTTACAGCATATGATGAAGATGGTGAACAACCTTATTTAAATGAAAAAAGCATTGAAGATTATAGAAGAGTATCTTCACCTAGAGCTAAAAAAGATAAAAATAATCCTAATTTCTTAAATGTATTTATAGATTATGATATTGGTTCTGGAGGTGCTACTATGGCACTTGGTCAAGAAACAATGACAGGTCAAATTAGAAGATTAAGTTCAGAAAGAGCTCTACTAATAATGAACAACATAGCCACTATGCTTCAAAATAAATATGATGTAGAAGATATTGAAGTTACAGATTTAGAGAATGGTAAAGTAAAATTATTTGTAGTATCAGATGATTTTATAGACATGAAAGGTGATGAATTTGGAGATTTTGGTTTACCCGGTAATTTAAAAGAAATAGATGTTAATGATCCTGCTTTAGTAAAAGCAAGAGCAGCAAAAATAGCAAAAGATAAACAACCAGAACCATCTAGAGGTGGATTAGATTTTGAAGATGTTATGTATTTAAGAGATGAACAAAAAGATTTAGAAGACAGAATTGCTCAATTATACAGAGACATGGAGCAAGAAGCAGAGCCAGAAGGAGGAGAAATAGCTAATAGATATGGTAGTATGCTAAATAAATTAGAAGATAAATTATACAGAGTTAAAAAACAAATTAACCAGTATGATATGAATGAATCATTAAATGAAGCACTCAATCCAGAAGTATCTAGAAAGGTAAATGGTTTTATTAAAGCAATGGCTAAAAGATATGACTACTCAGAGCAAGATGCTATATTTGCTATTATGGCTGCTTTAAAACAAAGAATGATGGATGATATAAAGGAAGGATCTTGTGGTTATACACCAGATGGAAAATCAAGAAATAAACCAGCAGGTCCAGATCTAATGGAATTAAAAGGAAAAATATTTAACTCACTTAAAAAATAATTAATAATAATAAATTTTTATATATTTATAACAAAATAAACACTAAAATGGCAAACGAATTTAACTACAGAAATTACTTAAAAAACAACCCACTTTTAACTGAAAAACAAGACAGTAAAAAAGGCAATGAGGAAGAACAAAAACGTATGGAAGGTGCTATCCGTGATGATAGAGACCATATAAAAGATCTTAAAAAAGACATTGAAGATAATGAAAAGAAATTAGCTAAGCTAAAAAAAGACTTTAAAAAAGATGTCGTTAAAGAAGGAGAAAAAAAATCTTCAAAAATTACAGTTAAAGAATTTAAAGCTCAAATTAAAGAAAGAATTTTAGCTGAAATGAAAGATGATTTAGATGAAGCAGATGCTGTTTCATTTAGAAGACAAAATTCACCTTCATATAATATGGATGCTGATGGGGGTCCTGTTAACCCACAACCTCATAAAGTAGGTAAATCTACTGTTGAAGAAGAAATGGATGATATAGATGAAGCTGAAGAAGTAGATGTCGAAGATAATGAAGATATTAATATTGATGTTGAAAAAGATATTGATATTGATGACGAATCTTCAGAATCAGATATTGAAGTTAAATCTACAGTACCTGGAGAATCATCTGATGTATCAGCTATATTAGGTCTTTTAACTAAAGCTCAAGAAAGAGCAGAAAAAATGGGTGATGAAAAACTATTAGATCAAATAGGAAATACTATCACATATTATACTAGAGCACACGTAGTAAAAGCAAATTAATAATAATAAAATAAAAGTAATGACACAAGAAATTTTTGATAAAATTGAAGTGCTTTATGAATCATTCAAAGCAGAACATGCTGGAACTTCTAAAGCAGCTCACGGCCGTGCAAGAAAAGCACTAGGTAACATAAAAAAACTTATTTCAGAATATAGAAAAGCATCTGTAGCTGAAGATAAAAAATAAATAAAATGCTCAACGAAAAAAAGCTTACTAAAGCAGAACTCGATAAAAGGGAAGAAATCATAATGAAAATGAAGAAGAACAAACGTTCTCTTGTTGACAAATATGGTAAAGATGCTGAAGCTGTAATGTATGGACGAGCAACTAATATGGCAAAAAAACAATCCGAATCTATGAAAGATAATAGACTTAGTGAATTAATAAAAGATGCACTGACCAACCCAAAAAAAGCAGATTTAAACAAAGATGGTAAATTATCCGACTATGAAAAAACTAGAGGTAAAGCAATTGAAAAATCAATGATGAAAGAAACTTTAGATGATGAAGTTTTTGCAATGGCTGACAGAA